ACCTATAGCAGTGTTATCATCTGCTGTAGTATTTGAAGTTAATGCCTGATAACCTAATGCTGTATTATTTCCCCCTGTGGTATTAGCATCTAAAGCTCTCGATCCGACGGCAGTATTATAACTTGCGGTAGTATTTTTCTCTAAAGCAACATATCCAACTGCGGTATTTTCTATACCAGTTGTATTTTCATAAAGTGTATATGCACCGCAACCTGCATTCTGACTACCTGAGGTGTTTTTGAATAAAGCTTCTCTACCTATAGCTGCATTAAGTCCTCCACTTGTATTTGCTTGCATGGTTTGGAATCCAACTGCAACATTATTCGATCCAGTAGTTGCTTCTAGTGCTTTATAACCAAGTCCTGTGTTCTGTGATCCAGTAGTGCCATTTTCTAAAGCTGAATAACCTAAAGCACAATTATATTGTCCTGTTGTATTTTGCCTTAAAGACTGTCTACCAACTGCTGTATTTCTTATTCCAGTTGTATTTGAAGTTAAAGACTCTTCTCCTATACCCGTGCCATATTCGCCAGTTGTATTTGCATCTAAAGCTAAAGCACCTACAGCTACGTTACCTTGTCCAGTTGTGTTTGATATTAAGGAATCTTTTCCTACAGCAGTATTATTAGTTGCACTTGTGTTTGAATTTAAAGCTGCTCTTCCTACTGCTGTGTTGTTTTCACCAGTATTATCTGATAAGGTAGCATGACCAAGAGCAGTGTTATTAGATGATGTTGTATGGGCATCTAAAGCAAAAGTACCAACTGCTACATTCTGTGTTCCAGTTGTATTTGCTGCTAAAGCACTTAAACCAACAGCAACATTGCTACTGGCTGTAGTATTGGCATTTAAAGCTTGGTAACCAACAGCAGTGTTTGACTCACCAGAAGTGTTTGAAGTTAAAGCATCATATCCAAGTCCTAAATTATAATTTCCTGTTGTATTGGCATCTAAAGAATTAGCACCAACAGAAGTATTTCTAAATCCAGTTGTGTTTGATACTAAAGCACTAGAACCTACAGCTGTGTTATTACTTGCTGTTGTGTTGGCGGCTAAAGTTCCATATCCAAGGCCAGTATTAGAGTCACCAGTTGTATTTGCATCTAATGAAGCATATCCAACAGCTACGTTAAAATCGCCAGTACTATTTGTATCTAAAGCAGCAGATCCCACTGCCACGTTCTGCCTTCCAGTGGTGTTTGATGTCAATGCACCTTTTCCTATAGCAGTATTATTACTAGCTGTTGTATTTTCCCTTAAACAGTCCGATCCAACTGCGGTGTTAGATGCTCCTGTTGTATTTTTTTCTAAAGCGTGATGACCTACAGCACTATTAAATTGTGCTGTAGTATTACTTGCTAAACATTGATTACCAATAGCAGTATTATTTCCTCCTGTTGTAACTGAACTTAAAGCAGTGTAACCAACGGCTGTATTTTCACTAGCAGTTGTGCTTGATAGTAAAGATTCATGACCAAATGCAGTGTTATAACTCCCAGTGATATTAGCACCTAAAGCATTTACACCAAAAGCATTATTAAAAGTTCCTGTTGTGTTTGCATCTAGAGCTTGAAGTCCAAAAGCATTATTCTGAGATGCTGTAGTGTTGTTTCTCAAAGCATTACTACCAACAGCAGTATTAAACTGACCAGTTGTGTTGACATCCAAAGCTAAGGAGCCTATGGCTGTATTATTTCCTCCTGTAGTAGTGCTATCTAAAGCATTATTACCAACGGCTGTATTCTGCGTTCCAGAAGTTAATACAGTTAGAGCATCTTTACCAATCGCAGTATTATTTCCACCAGACACAGAAGCATCTAAAGCACCTTCTCCAAGAACAGTATTACCAGCAACAGAGTTTGCACCTTTTCCTATATTTACTGAATTTATTGTTCCATCAACAGCAAAGGCTGGCCCACCAGTAAGAGTAAATAAATTTATAAATGCGTTTCCAGATGTATTATTTAGTTGCATAATACCGCTGTTGGTATTAGCAAAAAATTGACTTGCATAGTTTGTAGATGGTGCAGAAGCTCCAGAGTTGTTAGTTGCAACAGCTTGAAAAGCATCTTGTAAATCTAATCGGACCGCTTGCCCAGTTCCATTATCTATTACAAAATCATTTTGGCTCATTGTCTAATCCAAATTTTTATCTAAGTATATCCTACTTTAAAATTAACTACCACGCCCAAATCCAGTTGCAGCATACTTGAAATCTCTATTTACAAAAGTTTCATTTCCAGAAGTATCTCTATTCTTCACGTTTATTGTAAAACCTGTTGAAGTAATACTTGGAATGGTAAAGAAATCACCAGCCTGTCCATTTTCAATAGTAATACCAACAGAAGGTTTAACACTATCTGCTGCAACGCTAGTGCCTGATTGACCTGTGAAGAAACTATTTGTAAAAGTCACTGATTTTGTAGATGTACCAGAAGCTATCAAACCATTTGTTGCCCCAGCGTTACCAAGACTTGTTTCTGTTCTGCTTTCTAATTCTGCTGTATATCCAAGTTGATCTATTTCAATACTTTGTGCTGGGTCGTCTGAATCCATGTCACATCTAAACTTAAATCCTCTTGCAACATATACACCATTTACAAATGGATTAAATTGCGAAAATTCAGCACTATATGTGCAATTACCACTTGTAGTCAAGGAAGTTGCAGAAGTGAGTGTAAATGTGTTTGCACTTGGTACACTTTGAATTTCATAGTCACCATCAACACCCGTTCCAGAAGTAAAATCAACAGTAACAAAACTACCAGCAGAATATCCATGATCTGTTTTTGTAATTGTTATTGTTGTTCCAGATATTGCATAAGTAGCAGAAACTGATAAATCAGGGTCTTGGTCAGTTGTAGCTACTAATAAAGACGCTCCAACACTAAAAGCAGTTGCTTGATCAAAGTCATCCCATGTATTTATCAAAGCAGTTCTTTTATCAAATAAATCGTTAGGATAAAAACCTTGAGTAACTATATGTCTGCGTAATCTTAAAGGTTGTTTTCCTCCTAAATCTAAAGTGTTTGCAAAGCTATATGAACCTCCAGTAATATCAACAGCACCAAGAAAATCAAAATCCTGAATAGCGTTAAAATCTGGTTGGTCATCAAGAGTTTCTAATGAACCAAGAACAAGTCCATTTACATCATCACTAAAAAAACAATCAACCTTTGTACCTTGAAATGGTGGTGAATCATTATCCTCTCTATCTTCTAAAATAGTTAATTTAGGAAATGCGTCTGGTTGTGTTGATAGAACAACCACTGAAGCATCACCAGCACTTAAACGACCACCATCATCCTTAAATTTAAGAAGATAAGTACCATTTACAATATTAGGAACAATCGACTCACTGACATTTCCAGAAAGTTCTGGAATCACATCAACAGAATTTGTGAAAGTTGCACCAGATGTAAGGTTAGAACTACGAATTACAACGTTTCCTCCATGAGTAACATCAACATCTGTTGATTTATCAAAACGTATTCTTAAAAATTCATCTGATAAAGGTTCAATTCTTACATTTTGAACATCTGCTGGTCTTGCAGTTTTTCCTTCAGCCAATAATTCAAGTGATGAAGGTGTTGTACTTGGTTCAAATAAGGCATTATAACTAAAAACTTCAAATTGATAAGTTCCAAGTTCACTGTCAAATATTTCAAAAACTGGACTCTGTACAATAGTCGTTTGGAAACTACCATTGTTAAGTTTATGTTTAACTGAATACTGTGAAACACCCGCAACTGGCGACCAACTCAATAATATTTTACTAACAGCCCTATCACCTAAAACTACAATTAATTCTTGTGCAGATAAGTTGCTTGGTGCTGGTTTTGTTTCAATTAAAGTTTTTATGACAGGTGTTGTTATTGCAGCACCATCTTCAATAAAATCGTACTTATCAGGATTATGAAACATTGCGGTGATGGTATATTCATTATTTTTTTCTTCTACAGATAAAACTCTGAAATCTTCAGTTTCTGTTGTTGCCCTTACAAATAACCAAACACTATTTGCTTGTGGTGCTGAAGTGTAAGCACTATCAACAGTAATAACATTTCCATCAATCGTTGAAATTGTCTTAGTTTCTAAACTGCCATCTGTCAAAATTACTGAAAGCTGATCTCCTGTAATAGGAGTTGTTGGTAAGTCCTGAGTATTATCAATAGTAATTTGTGTGGTTGTTGCTGCTGCTATCCTTCCTGACCTTCTAAAACCACTGCGGACAGGATCTTGTATGGTAATAATTTGTGAAGGTCTTATCAAAGATCCAGCAGAGGCATCCGTTGTAAAAGCGACTGTTTCTGTCTCATTGTTCTGTGTGAAAAGATGCCATAACCCCATCCTTCTAGCTTGAGCTTGGTCACTACAACCTACAGCTTCAATATTTCTTACCACAACACCATATTTAGATTGATTTGCAGAGGTGTCCTCTACAGTTTCATATTCAAAAGTTCTAGTTTCATTTTGAAAATATTTTACATTTATTACTGTATCTTTTGTTCTTTGACTTGCTCCTGTATAAATAAATCCACCTTCTTTCACGTTTGAATAAGAAAAGAAATATGTGCTTGTTGTTGGTCTATCTTGAGCAAGAGTAATTTTAGAATCTTCAAAATATAGACTTGCTCTCATGATTGATGCAATCTTATTAAGAAGCGTGTATGCCTCAGTTGATTGTTGAAGAACTATGTTGCAACTAAATCTAGGGCCAGTTCCACCCTGTCCATTATCAATTAAAGCTGAATTATATTCAGAAGCTCTATAAAAAGAAAACTTATCAACTTCATCTTCAGTTACAAAATCACCAAACCCCGCCCTACTTTCAGTGATGATGTCATATAACACCCACGCTGGGTCATTACACCACTCTTTTGTGGTTTTGAGTGTGCCATTGAAATCACCACTGAATGAAAGAGAGCCATCTGCTCTGACTGTTGAATTATGGGGAATTTTGACAAGACGGCCCCTGATTCTGTAAGTGCGTCTAGGAACTGATCTGAAGATTTCAGCATCAAAACGTAACGCAGCAACAGCAGTATTAGCAAAAGTAGGTTGTTCAAAGACTAATTCAGTTATTGATGTTAATTCAAAAGAATTTGATAATTTTACGTCAGTGCTGTCATCAGTAACCCTTTCAACGGTCAGTGTTAAGGGAAAACTAGAAGCATCAACATTTACCCCTAATCCATCAGCCGTGACAGGAAAAACAATAATGTGATCTTTGAAATAAGGTGAAGTGCTTTTACCAGTTATTGTTGCACCCAAGTGTTGTATTGAAGAATTAGTCTGTACAGATACATCATGAATTATTTGCCTTATTAAAGTACCATTTACATCTTCAAGTTTAATACTATAATCAACTGTCGTTCCTACTATATCTCCATCATCTTCGATTTTTTGTAACCTTTGAAAACCAAGAGTAATTCTTACTCCCTCTGTATTTGTGTCTGTAATTGTGACCACTTGTGCTTGTGTTTTTGTAACAGGCACACCTACAACTCTATCTCTTTCTGTTTCTGCGATACCTCTAATATTTGTTTGATCTGATTTTCCTACTTTTGCAACAAAAGCTGGTCTGGTCTCTGTTGTTCCAAAATTAAAATCTTCATCAGTAGGTGCTGTATCAGACGCACTTTCTCGTAAAACTTGTACATCATTTAAAAATAAGTCTTTAAGTGCTGTTCTGTTGTAATCATCAGTGCCTAATGTATGTCCAGCATCTATAGCAGAAGGAAAACCAGCAATTTCTCCTTCACAAAGTACATCAATCGTTGTAACGTGCTGGCGAGAACCGACTTCGCCATCTTTCATAGCGGAATCATGATATTGAATTGCACTCCCGCCTTGTTGATAAAGACTGTGTTTAAACTCAGTATTGTTGCGTGGTAATGTCATTTAACCTCCTAATTTGCAAATACTGGGGCAGTATCTGTTCCAGATGACACAACTATTGATCCGCAATATACCTCTCCATATACCAAAGGGATGCAAACACCACTACGACTAACGTTTTGAATGCCATTAAATGAATAATTTACTCTTGCATCTGTTTCACTTAAACCAGAAGAAACATCACCAACTTGAGGTTGCTGTTGTGGAAACAGCATATTAGTTACACCTCCTATAGCCATTGTTACTCCATAAGTAACCAAAGAAGTTCCAATCGTTGCCAATAAAGTTCCAGCAGTAGCAACAGCACTTACAGCAGCACCACCACCAACAAACAAAGCAGCTAAGAAGAACCAATTACCAGAGACAATAGGTATCATTCTTATTTCTCCTTCACTAACAACATCTAAATCTTCTTTTGTTTTTACAACATCATTGTTTATAGTGATCCTGTACATATTTTGCTGAATATGCGGTTCAATTTCTGGATAGTTACAAGCCAAATATTTATAAACATCTTTCATATTTTTAACATCTGCATAGTTAACGTGCCATCCAATTAGTTCTGCTAATCTGCCATAAACTTTTATTTTTCTTAAACCTTTTTCATGTTCTGTTCTTTCTCTCTCTAAAAATTTATCTTTACTCAGCATAGGCTTATGTTTTTTTGGTTTAAGTTCTATTGATTCATTATTAAGTGGATCAAAAATAAACCAAGATAATCCTAAAAAATCACAGTTTTTAATATCTTCTTCTGAAGCAGTTAAGTCACCATTTGGGTGTGAATGACATATATGTAATACAGTTCCAGTTTCTTCTGCTGCTGCCCAATCTTCTGGGTCTATCGTAAAAGAATTTGCACCTTCTATAGCGATATTTTTGCATGGATAATATTGTTCTTTACCATCAATATCAAGCACCAAACCACAGGATTCATCTGGCAGAGAAGTCTTTGCGTGATGAAGTGCCTGTTCTTGCCAAGTATTCATGCGAAAGTACCAACAGAAGGAAAATCTTTTCTTGTAATTATTCTCTTAGGTGCGTTTCGATTTTGCAAGTCTAAAGACATTGCAAGTTCAAATTCAACAAAATCTTTACTTTCAATAGTTTTTCTATCTATAAAAAAAGTATGGTTTTCATAAGTAGTATTGGCTGGAGTGCCAAAAGGGTTTGTTCCAGAAGCAAAATTTGCATCATCAATAAATTTAAGCAAAGTAGTGATTCTTTTGAATTTTGCCATGTTTAAATCATTTTTTGGTGTAGTCTGATTTGCCTGTGTCATTAATGCGGTAACTGTTGACCCTAAATTGCTTATTCTCACAGTGGGTCTTGGCAATGCTTTTCTACTAATTGAATATTCAAACCCGTTTGCCTCTATCGGTATTCTTGTATAAGTATTTCCTTGAAAAACAACATTTGCAGTTGTGTTCATATTGATACCATTATGAAACCTACTAACATTAGAACTTCCATGCAGTGCAGCAACTAAATGAATTTCAAATAATTCTATCTTTGCACTTGGGTTTGCTTTTTGTAATTCCTCAGTAGGTATTGCCATTATGGTTCAAATACCTCTCTAAATGTTGCGTTTATTGTAGCTCTACCATTATAAGTAATTGTTTTTTGCCATCTTTGACAAACAAAATTTGATGTTCCTGATTTTATTACGGATACGTTTCCAGAAGTCGTTGCACTACTTCCAGCAGTAATTACAAAAGTATTTGCATCAGTTAAAGAAACGACAGAAAATGTACCATCAGATGCAGTGCCAGATGTAAAATCTACAGTTATAGAATCATTTGCAAATAATTGATGTGCTGTAATAGAAATTGTAATCGTAGTCCCACTCTGGGAATATGTCCCTGTTTTTGTGGATGTTTCACCTTCTGGTGTAAATGTAAAAGATGCCTGATCTAATGCACGTTCATTCAGAAAATATGTAATCTCATCACTTTGAGCTTCAGTGATATTTGCAAAAGTTAAATTATAAATTTTTGGATTTTGATGTGCTGCTATTCCTATAAGCTGCCTTTGTTCAAAACCATCTGCAAAACGGATAGTTGTAATATTGGGCTGACTTCTTTTTGTCATGCCATAGATAGGTTTTACTGTAGTTGGAAATGCTGCCATGACTATGCGTTAGATAAAAGCCCTCCAGCACGTTTTTGAGCGATCAGTTCTGCCTGTATAGCAGCACCCAAAGCTTGACCAAATGAGTTGGCTTGCCCTTCGTTCCCTTCAACTGTGCTTCCAGAGGCATCTACATTTACTGTAATCATGTTGTTAACTGTGCTGCCACCAAGTTTTTCATTTGCCGTAATTGTACCAGAACTTCTAGGAGTGAAAAGCTCTGGCCCTCTTTCTCCTACAAGATAAGAACCACCAGCCATCACAGGTCCACCATTGGCTTTTGCTCCTCTGAAAGCTGGATTTGATGGCATAAAGCCAACTTTTCCAATATTTGTTCCAGAGGCAGTTGTTAAAGATTTACCTCCCATAGTTCTAAAGCCACCACCAAAACCACCTGTAAATAAACTGCCTAAAGCATTTCCTAAAAAGTTACCTATGCCAGAAACTGCTTGTTGCATTGCAACTTCAATTAGCTTTCTTTTCAGTTGATTTAACACATTAATGGCAGCCTGACCTAAAGTTTGTGTACCCATTGCAGCATCAGTCAAGTTTTGAACAATCCCATCTTCAACTGCTTTTCCTATCTCCATAAACTTTTCTTTTAGTTTTTTTGTAGCCTCTTCATTTTTCTTTATCTGTTCTTCTGCTTTTCTATTAGCTTCGTTTTGTTTTGCTTTTTCTTTTGTAATTTCTTTTTCTTTCTCAAGAACTTTATCTCTTCCCTCAAGTAGAGCTATATCTGCATTAACCTCAGCAAGTCTATTTTGAATACCTTGTTGAGACCTGCCATTAGCCTTGTTCAAACGATCAATAATTTTATCTCTAATTTCTTTTTGCTTGTTTAAAAGTTTATTCACTTCTTCTTCAGAGCCTTCATTTACAACATCATTAAATTTTTTCTGTTCTTGTCTGTGTTTTATTATCGCAGTTGTAGCAACTCCAAGAGCTGTTGCAAGTGCAACTAAAGGCAAAGCATTTAAAGATATGGCTAACGCACCTGTTGAAACAGCAAGTGCTTTTGTGGCAATTGAAGCAGTGGCCGAGGCTTTAGCAAAGGCTATAGCACCTGCTTTAGTCGCAACAAATTTTGCAATTAAAATGGTTTTTGCAGCCGTTAATAAAGTTAAAGCAGCTGTGAAAGCTTTTACAGCACCAGCAATGCCAACAAATATTGCTGCAGTTGTTCCAATTGGTGAATTTAAGAAATCAACAACAGCCAAAGTTAAGTTTGTTAATCCTCTTATTGCAGGCAAAACAACAGGATTAAGTTTTTGACCTATAGCTCTCGATAAATCTTCTGTAGCATTTGTTAAATTTTTAAAAACTTGAGTTGGATCAGCTGCAACTAAAGCTTTGAGAGAAGCTCCACCATCTTTTTCTATTTTTCTTAACGCTCTTAATACAACGTCACTTGTTAATTTACCCTCGGAAGCAAATTTTTTAAGTTCACCTATTGAAACTCCAAGCTCTGCTGCAATTGGTTGTAAAAGTGTAGGTATCTGTTCAGCTAAACTTCTAAATTCATCGCCTTGTAATCTTCCTGAACCTAATGCTTGTGCTAACTGTCTAAAAGCGTTTGAAGCCTCTATTGTAGATGCACCAGCTAATTTAGCAGCGGTGTTAAATCCAAAAAATGTAGATTTTATATCTTCTACCGCTATACCTAGCGGTGCTAATCTTGCTGTTATGTTTGTGATACCCTCTAAAGCTTCTTCAGCACTTAATCCAAATGTTCTTTGTGCCTCTGCCGCGATTTCTTGAGATTTTGCAAAAGTCCCAGTTTGTTTTGTAAGTAACTTTAAACGAATGTTCAGTTTATTAAAATCTGCTGCAGTTTTAACTGCATTTCTTGCAAGCACTGTAATTCCTACGCCAGCTATAGCAGACCTAAGACCTCCAAAAGATTTTTGTAGTGTATTTGTTTTATTTTGAACTCCCTGTAACGCCCTTGTAGCGTTAGTGGCATCAACAGTAAGTTTTACATTAGCCTGTGCCACAGATAAACAATAACTTCCTTAACTATATCTTGATTTGCGTTTCATTGCATCTGCTTCCTTTTTTTCTCTCTCATATTTTAATTCATAATATCCAGCAAAAAATATCAACTCTTCATCTGTAAGCTGTGTTCTTAGTTCACTAACTGTCTTACCTAATTCTGTTGCAAGGAAAAACTCAAAATTTAACCAGTTGTCCCCCTTTAGGATTCCTTTGCGTTTTCAAGAGTTGCTTCCTGATTTATACCAAATAAAAATAATTCAATTTCATTTAATACATTTTCTGGTAGATCAGTTTGCAAACTTGCAAAATCTGAGGGGTGAAATGCTTTTGTTCCATCTTCTTTCTCTGCTAATTGGCAAAGCATGTGAGTTGAAACAACTAATGGATCATCACTACCAGCCCTTTGTGTAGCCCTTGCCCTATCTGCTCTTGTTATGGCTTTAAAGTACAGACTTGTGACAACATTGCCATCATCATCCTTGATGTCAAATTTTCTTCTTTTACTTAAATCAAATGCCTCTCTGAGGACTTCGAGGGTGCGTTTTTCAGCCATAAAAATTTTTATATAAGTTTATATAGCTGAGGTTATAGTTCCAGTTGGCTTAAATGTGATGCTGATCGTATTTGCCTCGCCTAAACTTGAGTTTTGGTCAAAACTTGTGATAATACCATTAAATGATATTTTTTTTGTAGCACTTGAACTATCTGGAAAAAGTTCAAAAGATGCCGTGCCAAGATCACCAGTAGTTAAAACACCGTCGACAAAAGTTGCTGTTTCTCCACTGGCTGAATCATCATAAAGAAGTTCTGCACTCCCTTCGCCTTCAATAAGACCACCAACAAACTGTTTAAAAGTG